TATACGAATTATTATGGTTTGTAGAAGACCCAGTAGCAGCCCTGGAAGAAATGAAAGTACAGAAAGCACAGGCAGCGAAGGACGCAGCAGCAGCCGCAGCCGCTTCTTTAGGATATGGAAGCGAATTTAATAACACAGGGACGACGGACCCAGCTAACACGGACCCAGCAGTAGACCCAGCGACGGCAGGAACGCCAGCCGCTACTACTGGTAAATAAGGGGGCGTAACGTATGGCCACCACCTTAAGTAATAGAGTGCTAGCCCGAAGACAGAAGGACCTAGACGGGTATAACGACGACTACGAAATGCGGCTGGAAGTAATGACCCAAAAGCACGTAAGGGACTTAGACAAGACCTGGCAGGCTATGAATACTAGACTAGAAGGTAAAATAAAGGACTTATACGCACAAGCGGGGGCCATAGTGGACCCTAAAAAACTAAAAACGATAAACAATAAAATAGTACGAATGGCAGCACTACAGGCAAACTTAGCGGCAGATATAGGCCTAACAGGGTCCAAACTACAGCCTTACCTTACAGGCATAATTAAAAACCAGTTTGAAGACAGTTATTATATGAAAGCCTTCGCTATGGAACAGGCCTTAAAGGTAAGCGTAGTAGTACCAGTGTTAACGCCGGCTATGGTCCTGGGCGTAATGGCTAACCCGTGGCTAGGCGACGGCGCAACTTACGCGCAGCGGCTTAGTGCAAATATGACGCACTTCGCTAAAGGAATAAGGGACAGCGTAGCGACGGCGGTAAGTGACGGCCTGGGGTGGAGCGAAACGGCGCAGCTAATAAGAGGTAAGACCCAGGAAGGGTATTTTAATTCCGTAAGACTGGCCCGTACTGAACTTACCAGGGCTTCGGCGCAGGGCGCTAGTTATGCCTACATGGAAAACAGCGACATACTAGACGGTAAGCGCTGGAACGCTACCAAAGACAGCAGGACCGCACCAAAGGACGCAGTAAACGACGGTAAGCAGTACGACTTAGACTACGACACAACCGAAAACCCCGGAAAGCCAGGCGAGCGTATACCAAATCACCCACATTGTAGGTGTTTATGGTCGCCAGTCTTAAGCGCTTTAGGGGTCCAGGATAAAGAGCGCATAGCCAGGGACACAACGGACACACCTAAAAGCTGGGGGAAGAACTACTATACAAAAGCCCCAACTTATAGAGAATATGCAAAAGAAAGAGGACTACCCGACATAGACGCAGCACTAGCCAGCGACAACTATAAAAAGTATTTAAGGCCAGGCGAAACGGCTTTTAATTCTATGAAAACTATAAAACGCTGGACCTATGGCGGCGGTACTATAATGATAACGAAGCCGGACTGGGAAGCTATAAAAGTGGCACCTTCTACAGTAATACCTAAACCAGGAAGCGCACCAGTAGCGCCACCTGTACCTACACCTGTTACCTTCGGCGACAAAGTAAGGGCGCGAATAGCTAAAGGCGTCGCTACAGAAAAGGACATAAGCGAAGTAGGCGGCATGATAAGGGGCGAAATAGGAAACGCTACAGTAGCACTAACTAAGAAAATGGACGACTTAGAAGCAGAAGGCCAGGGCATACTAGATATGCTTAACGAAACACAGCTAGAAGGTCCCGGCTATGACGAAGCTATAGCTAAGTTTCATAAGCTAGGCGACGAGCGCGACGCTATAAGGGAAACACTGGGCAGTAAGAAGGCCGTTATAATAAGGGACGTATTTAAAGACATACGACCAATAGGACCAACGGAAGGCAGCGCCCAGGCCTGGATTAAAGGCAGCCCTGGAAAGATAAAACGAACCATAGACGACGTAAGGGAATTTTTACCGACTGCCTGGGTGGACGCGTCAGACCTTCAAGCTATGAAGGGTAAGAATACTAAACGTGGCTTCTACAGGGAAGCGGACCTAAAGGACTACGCAGCTAGAGGTTATACACTAGAGCAGCTTACCCAGTGGAAAGCACTAGACCGACTTAACGGTACTATTAGCTTAAGCGGCGACTATGGCCCGGATATGTTAGAATGTGGCTTCCACGAAATGGGTCACAGAATGGAAGACATTATACCAGGCATTAAGAAGCTGGAAAATGAATTCTATGCTAGACGTACTAAGGGCGAAGACCTAAAATGGCTAGGCGGTAATTATGCCTATACAGAAAAAACCAGGAAAGACAATTTTTTAAGTAAGTATATGGGCAAAGACTACGGCAATACGGAAACAAGCTTCTACGAATTACTAAGTATGGGGCTAGAAAGCGTATTTACTAGTAGCTATGACCTAAGCAAAGATAACGACTTCCAGGACTTTATACTAGGCATTATAGCAGCTAAATAAGGAGGTAACTACATGGCCTTTACAGTAGAAGGAAGCATAAGGAAACGTAAATATAGTGTAACCTGGGAAGGACCCGACAAGCTAAGCGGCGACCGCCTGGCTGTAGACCTAACTTATGGAGCAGCCAAAGCGAAGCGAAGCGTAAAGGGTCCCGTAGGTATGTACTTTTCAAAGGACAAACTAAAGACGGCGCTAGCTGCACAGTTTACAATAGAAAGCGTGTTTACTAGCGTCGATAAAGTAACCGGCGACATAGAAATAGCACCAGTAGAAGAAGGCGCAGTAATGTAGCCTTCTTCTTGTTTTAAAAACGTCGTGAAATTGACCTTTCACGACATTATTATATTTACTTCGACATTATGGCCCTACCTTACCAGGGGCCTATAGTACCTGGAAAGGCGCACCAAACTACCGCAGTAAGCGGGATATAGCCGCAGGGCTTAAAATTGAAAGGTAGGTATTATTATGCACAAACTTAAGAAACTACAGGAGCAGTACAAAGCGGGGACACTAACAAAAGCCGCATACCTAGAAGCAGTAAAGGCGCTACTTACTGACGACTATATAGACCAGGAAGAACACGACGAAGCTACTGGCTTTAACCCCGAAGACGGAAAGGCAATCTATACACAGGCGGACGTAGACAGCTTTATAGCTAAAAAAGCCGTATCAATGGTTAGAAAAGCCTTGAAGGATAAAGGTATAGACGTAGAAGGCGCAAACAAAGATATTCTAGGTATGGTAGCGGACTTAGCAAAAGCTGGACAAGCGGGCGACGGTGGCAAAGCCACAGACAAGGACCTAGAAAGACTAAAAGCCCTGGAAGCAAAACTACCAGGCCTGGAAGCAAAAGTAAAGGACCTAACAATAAGTAACGCCGTAATTGTAACAGCTGGGAAACATAACCCTTATAATGCTGCCCAGGTAGTGCGTGCGTTAAGACTTGACTACATGGACTTAGTAGAAATAGACGACGAAACAGGCGCAGTAGATACTAAGAGCGTGGAAAGGGCCATAGCTAGGATTAAGGCAGCCGAACCTAACCTATTTAAAGCGGTTAAGGACGACGAAGACGAAGACGACGACCTAAGTAACCAGGGCGCCGGCTTTACGGGAAAAACACCCGGCGGAAGTAATCACACTGGCAAGGAAAAGGAATTCGACGTTAAAAAAGCGAAGGCCTTAGAAATGCTAGGTATAGTACAAAACAAAAATACAGGAGGTAATTAACAATGGCAAACGGCGACGTAACAATAAGAACAGCTAGCGCTACAGCTGCTAAAGAAATTAAGGCCAGCGCGCATTATTCATATATCGTAAATGGTATTACCCTAGACGGTAGTAAATTTACAGCTGGGGAATTAGTAGTAGAGGGTCAATGCTTAGTTAAGGATAACACTAGCGGAAAGTACGAGAAATACGCAGACGCTACAGGAGCCTTCCCAGCTGGAAAGTCTAACCCTGTTATCCTGGACGAAAGTATTAAATTCGTACTAACCGACTTAGGAGCAAACCCCGACCTTACAGCTGGCGAAGTGCTAGTACATGGGTCCGTATATACTTCTATGCTAGTAGGCTGTACAGCAGCTTTTAAAACAGCTATAGGAAGTAGAATTCAATTCGTAGAGTAGTAGCACAAATAAAAACTAGGAGGGCAAAAACATTATGGCAGGATTAGCAAATTTAAGCGAATTTTTCAGTAACCCACTTTTCACAGCTGCAATTAAGGAAGTGCCAGTAGAAACAAAATATATAGGAAGCAGATTTTTACCTATTGAAGAAACTTACGACATTGACTTTAATGAAAGTACGCTAACTAGACAGGCAGACATGGCGGACCTTGTAGACAGCGGCGCAGAACTTCCATTAACTGACCGCGACCCTATGGCTAGAGTACATGGCGAAATTACAGACATGGGACAATCTTATATTGTTTCAAAGAAAGAATTAGCCGCTATGATGGACAAAGGGAACCCAGCTAAAAGAGAACTAGCAGTAAAGCAGTTACTAGGTAAGGCTGCACAGGTTAAAAAGAATATCGACGCTAGAATAGAGTGGTTAAGGTGGCAGGCACTAGGAACAGGTCAAATAGCCTACAATAAGGGCGGCATTATATTAGGTAATGACTTCGGCGTACCTGTAGGTAATTTTAAAATAGCAGGTACTAAATGGGACGCGGCTTCTCCTACTATTTTAGCTAACTACGAAGCGTGGGTACAGGCTTACGTAGATACAAACGGCGACGTACCGGACGTATTCATAACAGGAATAGCAGCTATTAGGGCGTTTATGAATAACGCAGACGTAAGACTAGCTATTACAGGCTTAAGCGGCAAACTATTAACACTGGACGAGTTAAACGCCTTCTTAGTAGGTAGACAAATGCCTAAAATAGAAGCTTTTGACGCTTCCGTAACTTATAGGGACGTATTAGGCGGCGGCGCTAGAGTAACACAAAGACTACTAGGCGCTAAAAAAGGCGTATTCCTTAAAGAGGGCGGACAAATAGGTAGCCAGTTATTAGGACCTACTTACGAAAACGACATGAACCCTGGAATATTCGCTAGAACCTTCACTATGGAAAGACCAGTAAGAGAAGTAGTAGAAGTAGTAGCAGCGTCTTACCCTAAAATTCTAAACCCTAGCTTAATTATGCCATGCGACATACTTACTTAAGCTAACCAGGGGCGTATAATGCGCCCCTAAACAATTCATATTTTGAAAGGGGCGTAATTATGCCAAAGGTAAAATTTTTAAAAGTGATAACAATGGGCAGCAGCGAAATGCCGATAGGAACTATAGACGAAGTGGACGAGCAAAGCGCGGCAGCTTTAGTAAGAGAAGGAGCGGCCGAACTTGTAGAAGTAGAAGCCATAGACGACGACCAGGACCCGGACAAACAGGCCGACCAGGACGACGCTAAGGTAGAAGGCGAAACAGCAGCAGAAGCGGACGAAACTAAGGCCCAGGTAATACTAGACGAAGCCGCAGCAGAACCTACAGCAGAAGACCTTACAATGATAAGGAAAGCCTTCGACGCACAGTATAAGCGCGACGAAATATACGAAGCTGCCAAAGCTGTAGGCGTAGAAATTTCTTACGACGCTAAAAAGGGCGAAATTATAGAAGCGGTAATAGCAGCTGGACACGCTGACACGCTTCTAAAGTAAGGGGGCTAAGCTATGCTTTTAACCGAAGCAGA